GACGTCATTGGCGCCATCGAACAGGGTGCTTCTAAGCTCGACGATTACTTGATCATCGCCATCAGTTCTGAAGGAACTGTTCGTAACGGTTCTGGCGATACGATTAAGATGGAACTTGCTGAAATCCTAAAGGGCGACTATCACGCTCCTCATATTTCTATCTGGCACTACAAGCTAGACGAAATTGAAGAAGTTGCCGACCCGTCCAAGTGGATTAAAGCAAACCCCAACATCGGCAAAACAGTCACTTACGAGGTCTATCAATTGGATGTCGAGCGTGCTGAGAAGGCGCCGGCTGCCAGGAATGATATCCTCGCGAAACGATTCGGAATTCCTATGGAGGGCTACACATACTTCTTCACTTACGAAGAGACTCTTGTCCATAAGCCCCAAAATTTCTGGGGCATGCCTTGTAGTCTTGGTGCGGACCTTTCGATGGGTGACGATTTCTGTGCGTTCACCTTCTTGTTCCCGCTTCGTAATGACATGTTTGGCGTAAAAACTCGAAGTTACATTACTGAGTTGACGCTGAAGAAGCTTCCCGGAGCTTTGCGAGCTAAGTACGAAACCTTTATTGCTGAAGGAACGCTCCACATCATGAATGGGACCGTTCTCGATATGAATGAGGTTTACGACGATCTCGATGCGCATATTCAGGAATGTGAGTACGACGTACGATCCATGGGTTATGACCCTTACAACTCCAAAGAATTTCTGGAGCGATGGGTTGCGGACAATGGCGAGTATGCGGTTGAGAAAGTCATTCAGGGCGCTCGTACTGAATCGGTTCCGCTTGGAGAATTGAAGATTCTCGCCGAACATCGAATGTTGATATTCGACGAAGATGTAATGTCTTTCACAATGGGTAACGCCATTACGCTGGAAGACACCAACGGAAACCGTAAACTACTCAAGCGACGGAATGATGAAAAGATCGACAACGTATCTGCCATGATGGATGGTTACGTAGCTTATAAGGCCAATAAGGAGGCGTTCGAATGACGTTTCGGTACAGCGACGACAAGCCTCCGCTCGATGAGGCTTTGTTAGCGCACTTCGGCGTCAAAGGCATGAAATGGGGTGTTCGAAAAGAACGCAAAGCTGCTGCGGCAAATCTGCGATCTTTGGAACCCGAAATCGTTTCAAGAGCCACTACGCGAAGTCAATCCGCGTACACTACACAACAGAAGTATTCAAAACTCAGCAACAAGGATCGGATCATCAAATCCGGTTCTGTGCTCAAACGAACTGCCAGAGATACAAATGTCTCTGGACCAACGTATGTTTCCACCAACGATAAAGATGCCGAAATCTATCGAGCGTTGATTCCTACTCGCGGTGCGAATTGGAAACCCGGAAAAGTCGTTGGCAAGAATTACGAAATCACACTTCAGGTCACTAAAGATCTGAAGAGTCCATCCGAAAAGACGCGCATCGACGCGTACACCAAACTGATGGGATCTAGGGAGATTGTTCTCGGAAACGGAGAAGTAATTACCGGCCGGGAATACCTCATTCGATCTGGTATGGGCGCTTCGGTAAACAGTCTGTCCAATCATCAAATCGCACTGACGCATTACGGCGAATTTGCCAGACTTCAGGGCATTAAAAACGAGCCGTTGTCTAGCGCATATTTCAAGAATCTTTCTGCAAAAGGTTACAATGCGCTAGTTGATGACAACGACAGGAATGTTCTATCGAAAGATCCTCTTCTGATCTTCAACAACAACGGTGCCCTCAAAACACTTGATGTTCGTCGTCTCAGTGATGCTGAAATTCTGAAGGCGCAAGCAACCATCAAGCTACCAGATTAGGAAGGAGGTGACTCATGGGTTTCTTTACTGATCGACTGAAGCACGCCTGGAATGCCTTTCAGCGTCCTGATCTGGAAGTAACCAATCAGTTCAGTTACGGTTCAACGTCTTTCGAGCCTCGCCCATACCAACAGAAGACTGCTTGGTCGAGCGAGAAGTCGATCATCAACTCCATCTACAACCGAATTGCTATCGACGTAGCTTCGATCGATATTCGTCATGTTCGATTGGACGACAACGATCGATTCATGGAAGAGATGCCGACCGCTTTCAACGATTGTCTGAAGTGGGAGCCGAACATCGATCAATCGCCGCAGGCTTTTCGTCAGGACATCGTATTTACGATGTTCGACAAGGGCGTCGCCGCGATTGCTCCGATTGACACGACCATCAATCCAGAACAATCCGGTGGTTACGACATCAACACCATGCGTGTTGGCGAAGTGCTCGAGTGGTACCCACGACATGTCAAGATCAGTTTGTGGGACGACAGACCGGACAAAGGTCTTCGTCAAAACATCGTAGTTGGGAAGAAGAACGTTGCAATCGTTCCCAATCCTCTCTACGCGGTGATGAACGAGACCAACTCGACTCTTCAGAGACTGATTCGAAAGCTCAATCTTCTGGATGCGGCCGACGATCAGATCTACTCTGGAAAACTCGACCTGATTCTTCAGCTTCCTTACACTGTTAGGTCGGATGCTCGTAAAGAGCAAGCCACTCAGCGACGTAAGGACATCGAATTTCAGTTGACCGAGGGCAAGTACGGCATCGCCTACGTCGACGGAACCGAGAAGATCACTCAGCTCAACAGGCCTGTCGAGAACAACCTGTTGAAAGAGATCGAGTGGCTTACGTCACAGGTCTACGATCAACTTGGTCTTACCAAGGAGATCATGGCCGGCACGGCTGATGAAGCAACAATGCTGAACTACATCAACCGGACCATTAAGCCGATTCTCAATGCAATCGTGGAATCCATGAGACGTTCCTTCCTGACGAAGACGGCTCGTGCACAGAAGCAGTCGATTCTGTACTTCCGCGATCCGTTCCAGCTCGTTTCGCTCGAGAACTTCGCAGAACTTGCGGACAAGCTCGCACGAAACGAGATTGCCAGCTCGAACGAGCTCAGACAGGCCATCGGTATGAAGCCTTCACGGGACCCCAAAGCCGATGAGCTTCGCAACAGCAACATGCCAGCTCCGTCGGAGCCCGGTCAACAACCAGTTACGGAAGGAGACGGTCAAAATGGGAGACACCCTAGTCAAGTCTGACTTTGGTGGCTACGCCACGAAGGCCAATCTCAAGTGCACCGACGGTCGAACCATCATGCCCGAGGCGTTCCAGCACATGGACGGCAAGAAGGTTCCGCTGGTCTGGCAGCACAGCCACAACGACCCCGGTAACGTCCTGGGTCACGCGATCCTCGAGGCTCGTCCGGACGGCGTCTACGCCCACGGATACTTCAACGAGACTCCGCAGGGTCAAACCGCTCGGGCCATCGTCGAGCACGGCGACGTCAACGCCCTGTCGATCTACGCCAACAAGCTGGTCGAGAAGGCGAAGCAGGTCTTCCACGGAATGATCCGTGAGGTCAGTCTGTGCGTCGCCGGCGCCAATCCCGGCGCGTTCATCGACAACGTCGTGATTCGTCACTCCGACGACGAGCTCGAGGAGCTGGACGAGGCGATCATTCACTTCGGCAACGACTCGATCATCGAGCTGCAGCACGCCGATGGCGGAGGCGAAGGGCCGACTGTCGAAGAGGTCTACAACACGCTGACTCAGCAGCAGAAGGACCTCGTCAACTACATGATCGGCGCGGCTCTCGAGGCCAACAACAACTCCGCGGAACACTCCGACGGGGACGACAACGAAGGCGACAACGAAGGCGACCCCGCCAACAACGCCGACAACACCGAGGACGAGAACCTCGAACACCAGGAAGGAACCGACATGACTCGGAACATCTTCGAGCAGGGTGCTGCCGGCGGCCAGGGTGGCGGCGACGGCACGATGCAGCACACGATGACCGTCGACGACATCAAGGGCATCGTCAAGCACGCGGACAGCTGTGGTTCGCTGAAGCAGGCCGTCGAGGCCTACGCGCTGGCGCACGGCATCAACGACATCGACGTGCTGTTCCCGGAGGCCAAGAACCTCACCCAGACCCCCGAGTTCGACAAGCGTCGGACCGAATGGGTGGCCGGCGTCCTCAGCGGCGTGGGCAAGAGCCC